ACGAAGGACATTGAGCCATACGAAGAGACTAAGATTCGTATCCTCAATGGAGGTCATACATCCTTAGCCTATCTCGGTGCGCTCTCAGGATACAACACATTCGATGAAGTCATGAATGACCCAACACATCGTCGTCATTTCAAACAACTCCAACACGGTGAGATTATTCCCTCCATCGAGGGTGATCTTCCCTTTGATATTTATGAGTACGTCGACAAAGTTGAAGAGCGTTTCTCAAACGCAACCAATGTCGACGAACTTGATAGGATTTGTATGGATGGCTTCACAAAGTTTCACACGTTTGTGGTACCCTCTCTCCAGAAGTGCTTGGAGCAGGGTAAAAAACCCATAAACATCTACAAGAGTATCGCTGCATGGTACATCTATTCGAGACGATTCGCGAGAGGGTGTAAAAAAATAAAGTACAACGAACCCAATTGGACACTCCTCGAACCCCTGTTGAGAGATGGAGCCGTTGATGCGTTCGTTTCTAACGAAAGATTGTGGGGTGACATTCCAAAGAAATTTGTTTCATTTACACGAGATTTGAAAACTATCCTACTCTCTCAAACATATGAACACGAAATTGACCTACTTGTAAATAATTAGTCCTCATCATCTTCACACGCCTGGCAAGGTGTGTCAAATATGTGACAAGTGTGTTCACCATTTTCAATCATCTCACGAACATCGGGGTCGTCCATGATGTCGTCGTCGTCATCTTCTTCACGTGCCACTTTTTTTGACTTGAGTTCTTTGATACGTTCACGGAGTCTTCTGATTTCATTATCAAAATCCTCTTCAGTCCAGCCATCAAACTCAACGAAAATTCCGGGAGGGAGTGGGTGTTCCATTATGTTTTCTTTTCTGTGCCCCACTTAGGTATGGAACATGTACGAAAGATCATGGAAATCATGGATGATGAGATGTTCCCGACGAAGAGAGAGTGGGCGTACGTGAAAATATGTAACGAACTCAAACAGATACATTTACAATTACAAGAACTTGTGAGACTGAAAGCATTACACGCACCAGCTACGATCGACCCTTCGGCGTGTATAGAACCACGCACTTCAGCCAGGGTGGATCCTTCCGCCCCATCACTGGGCTGACCACAATTGTGTGTAGAACTCATACACTTTACGATACGTCTCTTCAGGTAAATTGTGTTTAGTCCTATCAGTGATGAACTCATCTTTGAATTTCTCGATGATATCATTCATGGAGTTCCCATCATCGGTCGCACTCCATTCCGCGTGTAAATCCTGAAGAAATGCATTGAGGCCGGGGTGAGCGAGTTCTTCTTCATCATCTACATCGACCCATCGTTGAAGAATGGTCATGGGTTCATTCTGGTCTAAGAGGAAAGGTGGAGGTTGCACCTTTTCTCGCAGTTCTTTGATGGTATCACAAAGCTCGAGGTAGTCCCCTTCAGGGATGACACTCGAGTTTTTATCAACGAGGTCGATGATTTTGTGGAAGAGATCCATTTTGACTTGAAATTACATTCTTTCTACTGAACTTAGGTGTCTATAGTGTCTTTGTGCAATTGTACCTCGGTGTACAAACCACATGAGTTCATCGTACCCACAGGTTTGGGTAAACTCTCGCCAATATGACTTGGTAGCTTCTCGAAGTTGTTTGAAAATTCCAGTCTTCACCTTATCTTCGGGGTCTTTCTCGTGTTCGATATAGGCATCTTGGAGTGCGTTTGTCGCCACAATCCACTTGTGACACATGTTGAGAGCATCCGAAGTCATGATGAAGTCTTCACCGACCACATCGGGGGTCACGAGGAGGGTCTTCTCACTCTTGTGAAGTTCCTTCATAATTCGGCACATCTGTAGATAGTCCCCTTCGGGTATCAGCTCCGCATTCTTATCTATGAGGCTCATTAAACTCTGCATGATTCATCTTGAAAATTACACACTATCGAGGCTACTTAGGTTCATTCGTGACTTTGAACTTCCCTTGAAAAAGTTCTCAACGCTCTCAAATTCTTCAAACAGTGGAAGGATGTCATCATTCTTGTACATAGAGAGACGAACCTTGTCAGATAAATGTACAATTCTGGTGTACATGGTCTCATCCCACTTCTTCTTCTTTACGAAGGACATTAGTCTCTTGCACTTCGTAGAGAGGACTTCGAGATTTTCACGGCGGTCAACAACCCTCTCAACTTCGATGTACCTCTTTTCACCACAATCATTTACTGCTTCAATCAAAGTTGGTTTAATAAAGGTAGAATGTCTCGGGGCAAAGAAGCCGAAGACAGCCTGGAATAAGTTGGACATTTCCTAGGTGTGGGTGGAGGGTCGATAGGTTGGGTGCAGTATAGAACTTCGTGCCAGATGAGGCGCTGAACGTCTGGGCAGAGTGCTTCGGTCGCCTGAAGGAAAGCGATGCGATACTCGTCGGTGACGAGGGGGAAGTGGTATTCTTTCATTCTTACTTTTCATCTCCGGATTCTTCTCCACTTAGGTTTCTTTCGAGTCTCATTTGCTCGAGTTGAACATCTAGAAATACCCGAGTAGGTGCATCCCATAGAGCCATCTTGAACCATTTGTAGGTCGATTGTACGTAATACGGTCCCATCCCAATCATAGTATTGCAAATCGCTGTAAAGAGCATCTTTGAAATATTATGGCTTTTTCTTTTTATACGACTTCATCATTTTACAAAAGTCATACACTCCGTATATAAAAAGACTCCCTGTGAAGATAATCGTATTCCTCGCAATCGATGGAATCATATTTACAGTAAGCACCCCTGTTTTATGTCCTTTGTCTTGTCGACACACGTGGTTACCCACCCGGTGGCACCCTCCTTGTACGAGTACGAATCACTCTGGGGATACGCGCGGCATGGAGCCTCTGCTTCCCTGTTGAACGCGACAGACAGTACACTTTCCTTGTATTCCTCATCGAAGTCAACTTCGTTCAGCCTCTTGAGACATCCCTGAACATCAGCGATCGCCTCATCATCTTCGGCGGGGCCATATTCCCTGAAGTTATCGGGGTTGCTACCGAAGTTTCCTGGTAAAATGAAACCAGTGACATCGGAGTCAATAATGTTAACAAGACCGGTCGAGATAATCTCCGTAACACTCACATCACTCTTCATCTTGTCACCATCATACCCAAAAAAGTATTCCTTGCCGTCGTTGTTGATATAGGACATGGCATAATTGTCACCGACTGGTGTGAACTTAATCTTGTAATGGTACGTCGTGGGCTTGGAAGACCTGTACCCAAAACCATTGTTAGAGTACTTGATGTATTTGTTCAACCCGACGGAGAGCATGAAATATGTATTATCCGCACCTTCGATGGGTTCCAAACGAACCATCATCTCGTTAGTTCTCGCACCCGACGTATCGATCCGAAAACGCTTATCCTGGTCAATGGGGACGATCACAGCGCTCTGATCGTTTCCTGTGACGAGGAATTTATCACCGGCAAGTGGGTGAGCACTCACAGGCTCCTCCACCTGAACAGGTTCCTGAGTCATGGCAGGTTCCTGGGTCATGGCTGGAGCTGGTTTAGGGGTGGGAGCGGGCATGGGAACGGGAGTGGGAGCGGGAGCGGGAGCCCCCATCGGCAACTTTAACCCGTTGTTCATGTACCAATACGCACCCGCGGCTACCGCGGCTACGATAATGATGATGAAGATTATCCTCCTATTCATAATTATAATACGTCAACTTTTTTTTTCGGGGGATATAACAGAATGTCCCCTGAAGATATACCAAAAAAAGTTCAATATGTTATGTTGGATTCAAAATTTGTGAATGGGACGAATAATACGTTCTCTCTCGATCTCACTCTCGAATCAAATACACATGTTGAGGATATGGGTAGGGTCATGGGAATCAAGATGGTTGATTTCTATATCACACAAGTTGGTGAAAATAGTTCTAACCTGAATACGGATATCGCAAAATTTGTAGATATTGTTTGCCCTGAAATTCCTAAAGTGGCACAAATTCTCGATGAGCGACATGGACAAGTTATGGCTCGGGTTCCTCTGGAGCGACATTTCACTGGAAGTAATGGAATTGTTCTGAGAGATAAACAAGCGAAAATTTTTCATCGCCATCAAAATTATTTCAATCCAATTTCTATAAAAAAGTTGAATTTTGAAATTTTTGAACAACAAGATGATGGTGATTATGTAAAACTTCAACCAGATGCGAAATGGTATATGATTTTAGAAATCACAACGGTAAATGTCAAAGAAAAACCCAAGGATCGTGAACTTCAGATTCTTCAGGCACTCGAGAAACTTTTGAAAAAAATTGATACACTCAATCATAATGTTCAGAAGTTACCCGATAAACCTCCAGAGGAAAACCCTAAAAAGTTCTCATTCGGTCTTCTGGTCTTCATTCTGGTATCAATATTCGGTGGCTTCATATGGTGGGTCAATAAAAGTTCTGCGTAAAAAGTATGGGAGGTAAAAAGGGACGTCGTCTTAAAATTTCACTCTCATCGTCTTGTGATACTGAATATTTCGAGGAAGAGATGGAACTCGAGGAAGTGCATCCAGTTGTAATTCCAAAGGGTGACAATCAGAGAAATTACAACCGTGTGTTGTACAGTATTAACAAACCCATGATATTCGCAGTGGGACCAGCGGGGACGGGGAAAACGATGTTGGCATGTTGTGCAGCCATACATGGGTACAACGACCGAACATACAAGCGGATTGTATTGACTCGTCCAGTTGTCTCTGTAGAGGAGGACATCGGTTTTCTACCAGGTACCATGGAAGAGAAGATGGATCCATGGACGAGACCCATCATGGACATCTTTGCCGAATACTATACACAAAATGACATCCAATACATGATCAAAGAGAAAATCATAGAAATTTGCCCCCTCGCATACATGCGTGGAAGAACCTTCAAGGATGCCTTCATCATCGCAGATGAAATGCAAAACTCCACTCCTAACCAAATGAAGATGCTTTTGACGAGAATCGGTGAAGGTACTAAAATGGTCGTGACGGGTGACCTCAAACAACATGACAGAAAGTATGAAGAAAATGGTCTCAAGGATATATGCGAGCGTATCTCAGGTAAAAACCATAAACGCATCGAATATATCCAGTTTGAATTCAAGGATATTGAGAGGAGTCCTCTCGTTCGGGACATCCTAGAAATTTATGGGGACAATTAAAAAATTCCAAATCTCTTTTTATGTGCGATCTTTTCCACATGTTCAGATGGAATTTCTCTTTCGAGAAATAACCATAAATTGTATTTCTTACATTTGTCAATAACAGATTCCTTGTATTTTGAATGAGACTTGCATATTTTATTTTTCGAATATTCGAGATTTAAAATATTTAACAACTCTTCAATCTCTTTGATTGTTTTACTCCCATTCATGAATCTGTATATCTTGGTTACGTTTTCAGTTAAAACATCTCTATTGAAATTTGGTGTTCTACATTTAGAAGACCTGGAAACAAATGGTTTGAACATGGTTTCATATTTTTTCACAAGTTCCAAAACATCATCTTTTATGTTCATCGAGTCTTCAAGATAAATTTCTGGAACATCAACCGCTTTGTTAATTGCCTTGAATGATTCAATCACATCGTCATTTGTCGCGTTGAATATGATATCAACAACGCATTCAACTTCATCATCTCCAATCATCTGAAGATACTCACGACGATGATTTCCATCATAACATATAAGACCTTCATCTTTTAATTCAGCCAAATGGATTAATTTGGGAATATACCCCCCGTTATTATGATATTCATACATCTCTTGTACGCGATTCATATCGGGGTGTCTATTTTTAGACCATTTTTTACAAATAGGTTGGAGTTGTTTGTATTTTAAAACATATCCAACATGATTTCCGTGTGTATAAATCCTTTTGGCAAAAGATGTTATTATACTTTCCATTTGTATTTTAACACATTGAACTTTTAAGTTCATTCAAATGCGTCATCACCGTACAAGTCCTTAATAATCTCAATAACATCTTGTGCATCCTTATGAGCCGACTGAGTTGAGCGCAACATCCATTTCGCATGTCTCTTAATCTTCTGTTCAGCCTCCCTATGTTTCTTCAGTTCCAGTTTCAATTTTTCAACTTCAGTCATTTCGGGTTTCACACGGGAAGCCGCCTTCACGATGATAGGACGCCTAGGCGTTTCGGGTGAGTATTGACGCCAGTGCTTTTCAGCTGTGTTATAAATACGTAATGGTGCAATAGCCAACATGTATTTATAATAGGGAATACAACTTTATATATATTTAAGCGGTCGCGACCTTCTTCTTGGTAGGAGCCTTCTTCGTCGTGGTCGTCTTGGTAGACGCGCACTTACAGTCACATGGGGGACCGGCGGGGCCAGCGGGGCCAGCGGGGCCAGCGGGGCCAGCGGGACCCCGAGCACCTGTAGAACCCTGAGGACCCTGAGATCCTGGTGTAGCCGAACCACCGGTACCACTGGCATCGATCATCCTGAGAAGAAGACTGTAAAGACGTGTCTTATCGAGACGGGTGCGCTTGAGTTCAGCTTCGACTTCCGTGCGTAGAGTATCCATCGTAATATATATAAAAGAAAGATAATCTTTAAGGGTAATGATCGTGATCGGTCCTGCACTAAACACGGGGATCGGTCATCACGCAAAAAAGTACGTGGGGTTATTCCTCCCAGATTCTCAGTATTATGTATTTGGAAGTAAACTCCCTGAGAGTGACCATGGTCTCGTATTTTCTCTTCCGATCCAGGATCATCTGGAGTACATTAAATACGCAAAGACCCGTGTAAAAAATCTCGCCTGTATGACCGTCTGTGAAACCGAAACCGTCCACGAGGATTATGGTCTCATCATGAACGAATTTAAGAGGGTCGCCGTACCAAGTGAATTCTGTAAAAGGGTTCTCTCTCGACAGTTTCCCGATAACGAGTTCTATATCATCCATGCACATATCCCACAACCTCCTGAGAAACCGTACACATTCTATCACATCGGAAACATCATGGATCCTCGTAAAAAGTTTCGTGATGTTCTACAGGCGTTCGTCCGCCTGAATGAACCTAATACACGTCTCGTCGTGAAAGCCACGTCTAAAACGGATGTCCATATCCAACTTCCACGGGTTGAAGTCGTCAATGGTCTACTCGATGATGAACAAATGGATAGACTCCATGAGCGCTGTGACTGCTATGTAAACTTTTCACATTCTGAGGGTGTGGGTATGGGTGCCATCGAGGCCGCACTTCGTGACAAAGCCGTGATCATCACAAACTATGGTGGTGCACCCGAATATATCAAGACACCGTATACGATCGAGTGTGGACTTCAAGAGTTGGAGAAGGATGATTTCCTCTTCAAAAAGGGTATGGTTTGGGGAGACCCAAACTTTGACCAACTCTTGGAGTACATGAGACACGCCTATGATAATCGTGTGCGCGTGATGAATCATGAACACACAAAGAAACTCGTGGGGCGGGAGAATGTTTTAAAAGAGTTCATCTTGAATGTAATTGGTAGCGAGAACGATAAGGCCGATGAGGATAGTACCACTCATCATTGAATCCTTTTCAGCGATAATCTTCATGATTAGATCGTCTACGACTTGGATACCAGTCGGTTTTGTAACTATGCGGGGTACGAGAATACTGATAGTGATGTAAAGCGCCATGGCTATTATTACAGGTCTAAGACTCTCCTGGTCCAACATCATCTTTCTATTAGTCGGTGATTTTAATTTTACTCACGTCAACCTTTGCTCCGAGGATGGCATTCTTTACGCTGTGTTTTTTACAGTAGTCACCACACACCGCCTTGAAGGAACAGGGCTTCCCAGACATCGTCGTCGCACAGCAAATTTTTTTGGTTGTTCGTTGTTCGTTGACGACATCCGGTGGTTTATCAATCACGACAATTTGTCTAGAGTCTTTCTTCTTCTCATGCTCGAGATACTTTTTCTTCATAATCCAAGTCGCGTTTGCGAGTTGAACACACTTCTCATCTGGTTCGCTGATGCGGTACATCTTAGTCGCATCAGCGAGGCAGCGCTCCCACATGGTATCATGAATGACTTCCATTTTTGTTTTCTTGATTTTTTTGAATGCCAAACTTCACTTAGGTTTTTCATGCAATTTCAGAGAGGTACATGTCGACATGTCCTTCAAAATCTGGGAACTTATCGACGGTCTTCTTCGTCACCATCTCTTGAACGTTCATTATGTGTTCTTTAAACTTCTTGACATCTATACCCGTGGCGTTATGGATCTGTGTATCTGTGGCGATATTACCGAGTGCTTGAAGATGACCGACGGCGTAGTTCGCATGTCTCACGGACAAAACTGGGGATGAATCTTGTTGTGCTGTGATAGCGTATTGTGCCGCCTGTTTGACCATTTTCTCGATAGAACTTTTGGTACCCCTCGATCGGTTCTGCATGATGAGTATGAGAACCACGATGGCCATGAGCAAGTAAAAATACATCTCGCTTCTTACTTTACCTCAAGAAAGTTTTGACAGTCCTGCATCGTCTTCACGTGGTCACCTTCATCGTTTCGAACCTGGGTAAAAACATCATATAAGTTATTGACATTACCGTAGTAGTTTGAAGCTACGGCGGGTGGATGCTCGAGGGAGAGGCTCGCCCCATTCTGTTTGAGAAATTCATCGTAGGTGTGATAGGCATGTTCCTCCACCTGTTCAGAGAGGTTGTACGCCATCCTAGGTGACACCACATACAGAAGACACGTCAACCAGTAGTACGCGAAGGCTGTGTGCTGTGCGAAAAATCTGTCAACGAAGCGCTCATCACCACCCAGGTCTTCCATGATGAGAAGATGGTGGTACTCATTCATTGTCTGTGCGAAGTGTGTCTCTAAGAAGTCAGCCTTCCGCCACACACCGAGGGTCTCGTATAGGTGTAGAACGGAGACAAATGAGAAGTAGGGGACGCGGGCGACCGTCTCGAGGACATAGAACCGAGCATAGTCCCGATCCTTGTAAACCCTATCGATAACATTCACAGCTGATTTGACGACAGCCTTATTGATACGCTTCTCGAGTTTGACAACAGGCTTGACGGAGGCGAGGGTGAGCATGCTATACATAATTACCAGATTTTTAAGCAGGATGAAAGTTAAAGGATTATTTTACAATAAGATTATGACCACCGTTTACGCATTGACAAACCCGTCATTCCCTGAAATTAAGATTGGATTTTCTAGTAATATACAACAACGTTTAGGTGTTTTGAATTCTTCGGTTCCAAATCGTTTTAGTGTTTACTTTTCACGAACGTATCCAAACGTGACCATTGCTCGACAAGTGGAATCTAGAGTACATGAGAGATTTAGAGAATATAGGGCTAGTAACGGTGAATTTTTTCACATTGACCCAGAAGAAGCCGCACTCGAATTGTATCACGTCGGTAACGATGTCATGTCTCAAAATAACCTAAGTTAGAGTTTTGAGTTGTAATACATCCAAGAAAAGTATGGAATCAGTTCAAAAACTCACCCATATCGAACACGTTCTCAAGAGACCTGACTCCTATGTCGGTCCAGTTGAATTGGGTACAGAACCCTACTGGATCCTCGATGGTTCTACTTTCACCAAGAAGAACCTCAAGTACTCCCCAGCTCTCTTGAAAATCTTTGATGAAATCCTCGTCAACGCAATCGACCGCAACTCTCTCCACCCTAAACAGGTCAACTCCATCTCCGTCGCCATCGATAAGGAAATGGGTTCCGTGACCATCGAGAACAATGGACCCCTTGGTGGTATTGGGGTCCGCATGCACGAAAAGGAGGGTCTCTGGAACCCCGAACTTGTCTTTGGTCACCTCCTCACGAGTACCAACTATGATGACTCTCAAAAAAGGATTGTTGGAGGTCGCAATGGATACGGTGCCAAGTTGGCGAACATCTACTCTACCGAGTTTTCTATCGCCATCAAGGACCATGAGACGAAGCAGACCTATACCCAAAAGTGGTCAAAGAACATGACTGTCTGTGACCCACCAAAAATCAAAAAACACTCGGGTGCTACGTCATCCGTCTCTATCACTTTCACACCCGAGTGGAAGAGGTTCGGGATGTCCAAGATGGACGATACCATCTACAGTATTTTCCAGAAGAGGGTTTGGGATGCGAACATCTGTACGACCCAAAACTGTAAAGTGAAGTTCAATGGAGATGTCCTCCCCAAACAAAACTTTGAAGCCTATGCCAAAATGCATGAAGGTGTTGATCAGGTTGCATCTGTATCCGGAGACCGCTGGTCAGTGTGTATCGGACCGTCTGAGAATGGTCTCGAGCAAATCTCCTTTGTGAATGGTCTCTGTACTATGAAGGGTGGTACGCACGTCGATCACGTGGCGAACATTGTCGCCAATGGAATCATCGAGGACATGGCGAAGAAGATCAAGTTGAAGCCTCAACAGGTGAAGAATGCTTTTACAATTTTCGTAAAGGCAACCCTCGAGAACCCAAACTTTTCCAGCCAGGTGAAGTCTGAGTGTACCTCGAAGGCTCCCGACTTTGGTTCTAAGTTTGAACCACCTAAAAACTTTGTGAAGAATGTTCTCAAGACTGGTATCGCCGATGAACTCACGGCACTCTCGAAGTTCAAGGAGATGAAGGAACTCAAGAAGACTGATGGAGCCAGGAAGTCTAAGATTACTGGTATCCCCAAGTTGGATGATGCGAACAAGGCTGGTACGGCACAATCTGGGAAGTGTACCCTCATCGTCACAGAGGGTGATTCGGCAAAAACTCTCGCTGTCGCTGGTCTCTCGGTGGTGGGTCGAGATCACTACGGTGTCTTTCCTCTCCGTGGTAAGTGTAAGAATGTGAGGGACTCTTCAGTTGCACAGTTGACCTCCAACCAGGAGTTCAATGATCTCAAGAAGATTTTGGGTCTTCAACAAGGAAAGGAGTACACAAGTGTTTCGGAACTTCGCTACGGTCGCCTCATGATCATGACAGATGCAGACAATGACGGTTCTCATATCAAGGGTCTCATCCTCAACATGATCCATTACTTTTGGCCCAGTCTTTTGAAATTAAACTTTGTGGTTTCGATGGTGACACCAATCATTAAGGCTACGAAGGGTTCTGAGACCAAATCTTTCTACACCGACTCGGCTTTCAGAACATGGTATGGTTCCGGGAAACAGGGGTGGAAAATCAAGTACTACAAGGGTTTGGGTACTTCTACCTCAGCTGAGGCTCGTGAATATTTCAAGAAGATTCAAGACCTCACTGTGAAGTTTGATGTGGATACGATGACTGATGACTCTATCGTTCTTGCTTTCGATAAGAAGAAGGCGGATGCGCGCAAGTCTTGGCTTCTTGAGAGCACTGCCAAGGAGGCTGGTCAACTCGAGGTGGCCTATGGTGATGTGAAACAGTTGGATATCACTGACTTTGTACACAAGGACCTAGTGAACTTCAGTCTCGCAGACCTCAAGCGATCCATCGCCCACGTGGCGGATGGACTCAAACCTTCACAGAGAAAGGTAATGTACTCTTGTTTCCAGAAGAACCTCACTGCGGAGATGAAGGTGGCACAGTTGGCAGCTTTTGTCGCTGAGAAGAGTGCCTACCACCATGGTGAAGTTTCCCTCGCAGAGACGATTGTGAAGTTGGCGAATGACTACACGGGTTCGAACAACATCAACCTTCTCGAACCTTGTGGTCAATTCGGCACACGCCTCATGGGTGGTAAGGATGCGTCTCAGACGAGGTACATCTTCACGAAGTTGACCAAGGAGGCGAGAAAGTTGTTTGACCCCAAGGATGATGCCATCCTCAAATACCTGGATGATGATGGTCGTTCGATCGAACCAGACTTTTACATGCCTACTCTCCCTATGGTTTTGGTGAATGGTACAGAGGGTATTGGTACAGGATTCAGTTGCTATGTACCTCCCTTCAATCCCGATGACATCAAGGAAAACATCAAGAGATTCCTAGGTGGTGAGGAGGTTGTACCCATGAAGCCGTGGTTTAGGGGTTTCAAGGGGAAGGTGTACAAGGATGAAGGGGGCCTTTGGGTGACTGAAGGCATATGGAGAGACACTGGTTCCAGACTCAAGGTTACGGAACTTCCACCGGGTCGCTGGACGCAGGATTATAAGGAGTATCTGGACACCTTAATGGAGAAGAAGATGATCACGAGCTACACGAACAATAGTACCACCGAGGATGTTGACTTTGAAATCTTTGGGTACTCGGGGAAGGACTTGATGAAAGACTTGAAAATGAGAAAGACGTTCCATGTCTCAAATATGCACCTCTTCCATCCCACGAAGGGTATCCATAGGTACACAACCCCTGAAGAGATTCTCACAGACTTTGTGGAACTGAGACTGGAACACTATAAGAAGAGAAAGGCACACCTCATCGATGTCCTTGAAAAGAGAGCTGAGATGTGTAGTCTCAAGTCAAGGTTTGTGACGATGGTGATCGAGGGGAGGTTAGTCGTCTTCAGAAGGAAGAAGGCTGAACTCGAGAAGGAGATGTCTGCGACATTCCCGAAAATTGATGGTTCGTGGGACTACCTCCTCAACACGAGGACTGTGGAATACACGGAAGAGCGCGTCAAGGCACTCATGGATGAAGCGCGACAGGCAAATGTCGAATTGGAGCGTATGCTAAAAACGAGTCACATCACGATGTGGAAGAATGATATTAAAAATATGTGAGCAGTAAGTAGATATGGGTGAGGCTGCTAAAATTTCCCTTAAAGCTATTGGAAAGCAGGATACGCACCTCCTTTCCAAAGACCCAGACGAATCATTCTTTAATTATGAGTCACGACGACACTCAGAGTTTAGAAAATACCATCGGTCTCGTAAAGTTATCAATAATGGAAACATCGCTGGGTGGCCATTCGCACAAACTATTAAAGTACCTTTTAATCCCACAAACATGGGCGATCTCTTAAGTAATATGTGGTTGAGTATCACGATACCCGGTATAGCGAATGGAAATTATGCGGACCAGTTGGGGCGACACATTCTCAAGAGTGTCACGATGTTCGTGGATGATATCGAGGTTGAAAAGATTTATGATGACTG